TGCATACCCAATTTGGATAGGCACTTTTGGAAAACCTACAAAAGACAAAAGAGTAAACATTAAAGTTTTGCGGGATACAACTTCTTTAACAGGCATACAAAATACACACATCATTACAGAACGTACGACAAATGGAACAACTGAGGTGGACCTAGTAGCCACCCTCTTGGCTATGGCAAACAAAATTAAAACCCTAGAGACTGACTTGGCACTGGTTAGAACAACCTTGGCTACTAGAACCTCAAATCAGCATACTCACGGGAACAATGGCTAAGAATTAAGCCAGTTTAATAAGTAAAAACTAGAGAGAATAGCCCTGTAGATTAGGAGAAAAGAAGATGGCTGTATATCCAGAAGGTGTAAAGTCCTTTACCAATAAAGAAGACTTTACTGACATAGTTCTTGCCGAACACGTCAACGCGTTGCAAAACGAGGTTACCGCGATTCAGGCAACTATCGGAACGCTACCCGCAGTTACTTCAGGCTACTCAGGTAACTTTGATGAGGCGACAGTTAGTTTTGCAACTCTTAAGGCTCGTATTCAAAACATTGAGCGTGGTATTAAAGGCGATGTTCATACCCAGTATTTTAAGTACACAGGTGGAACAATCCAACCAGCAAATGCTGCAACCGTTCCCGTAACAGTACAAGGCTTTAGCAGTCAAAGTGCTGACTTACTTCAGTTTAAAAACTCTGGTGGAACAACTTTAACAAAAGTAGATGCTGCAGGAAAACTCTTTATTAATAATCAAGAAATTAAGCCAATTCTTATGCAGTCATCACAACCAGATGCTGCTGCGTTAGGGCTTCCAACAGGAACAATTTGGGTAGATTCAGATTCAACACCATCAGTTTTATCTGCAGAAACAACTATTCAAATCACTGGAGGAACACTTCAAGGAGACCAAGCACTTACATCCCGACTTCGTAATATCACCGTATCAACTGCAGAACCAACGGGTGGTAACAACGGAGACATCTGGATTACGTACATAGCATAGGACACACTTATGGCTATTGGTTCTAAAGTCGGTGGGGTTTTTAAATCTGCTGCTGGCTTACACGCAAAAGTAAATGGCGGGTGGAAACCTGCCCAAAAAGGCTACGTTAAAGTTTTGGATACAAATACAAACGTATCATCATGGAAATTATTTTGGGCTGCAGAAATTAAAGATACTTTTGGAAGAGCCAATACTAATAATACGTTAGGTGTGTCTGAGGGTGGAATAGACTGGAGCATCCTTCGTGGTGCTTGGCGTATTCAAAACAACGCTGCCAACACTACCTCTGCAAAAACAGATTACCCATTAGCCATTATAGATATGGGAACTGGGGATTTTGAATTACAAGCAAATGAACTTTCTCCTGGCATGGGAGTGGTCGTACGAGGCTTTGATGCAAATAACTGGACAGCAATCTATCCTTACTATAATCAAACCTCTTACACATACGCAATATGTGTATCAGGTAGAAATGAAAGTTACTGTATTTCGTCTTGTTCTACGCCAGCAGGGTATAACCAAGTCTGTTTTGGAACAGAAACCCCAGCAAGTACGGGAACACGACAAGTTACAGTACCAACAGGTTGCGTAACAGTTCCAGGAGTCAGGTATTGTTCCTTTGCTATTCCAAGAAGTAGAAATGTAACAACCTGTTCTCCTGCTACAACTGAAAACTACAGGTGCTGCATTAGGAACTGTTCGGCATGTAGAGAAAGTTGTGTCACACAACGTTCAGAGTGTTATTACGCTTACGCTGCATTTTCAGGTCTAATTAGAGTGTGTCCACCAGCAACACAATCATGTACAACAACCTGTTCAAGTGTTTGTTGTGATTATGATACTTGTACACGTACCGTTCCAGGTTCTTGTACAACTACAACTGAGTACTACGACGAGTGCATCATCTATTCACCAGGCGAATCTACAACTACCTGTTCTGGCTCTACCACCACAACTGAGACTTATACAATTCCAGCCACCTGTTCTACTGGCTACACCCAAGTTCCTTACTATGGTTGCTGCCAATCTGGGTCTCGGTTTGTTTGTGAAGTAGCAGGAACTGCAACTGCTTACAATCAGTTCTACTACATTAGGGTTGCCACTATGACGGCTGGAGTTCTTTCCTATCAAGATATTGAAGTTACAGAACGTTGGAATGCCCTAAAGGTCACAGGTCTTGGAATCACCCTTTCTATCAATGCTTATAAGGATGCTGGCTACACCCAATTAGTTAAAACGACCTCGGTTACAAACACTGTTTCTGCTACCCAATACGGTATTATTGGTGCTCCTAGCATTTATGAAGATGGTAGGGACATCGGCTCAATTCAAGTGAAGGCATACGGACAATGACAGAGAAAAAGCAAAGACCTTGGGACCTCTTTAAGGAAAAAAATCCTGGAGACCCAGTACGACCATGGGACCTTTTAAACCCTAATGTGGACAGAGTTGATGAAGAGACTAAGACCAAACGTCTAGACCTCTGCCTTGGCTGTGAACACTTAATTAAGTTAACCACCACCTGCAAAAAATGCGGGTGTTTTATGAAAGAAAAAACTAAACTGGCACATGCTTCATGCCCCGTAGGTAAGTGGGATGCTGTTACAGTTACAACTGATAAAGGAGAAACAAATGGCTAATGAAAATGGCGAAGTAGAACTATTTTTTGTAATAGACGGAGAAGTTGTATTTAACTTAATCACAGATGAGCGTCTTTCTGCAGTGCTACGAAGCGAGCCTGTAGTTGTTGAGATGACCCCAGAATTGGGAGATAGACCTCGTGTTGGCGATAAGTGGGATGGCACGACAATACATAGACAGGAAAAATAATGCCGTTGTATAGAGAAGTACGAGTGTGGAGTGGTACAGAGTGGGAGTCACTCTCTGTTGCCTACCCTGATTTATCCGCTTATGCTCAAAAAAACGCCACTAATACTTTTACAGCAGCACAAACGTTCTCTGCCAGCATTATTCGTCCTACTCAAGTTCCAATTGCAATGGAAGTTGGGACAGAAAACTTAACAACTTCTACAAATGGTGACTCGCTAGTTATTGGAACTAAAGCATTTGCAGTAGGTAGGTTCTCTGTTGCACCCGTTGTAATTGCTTCAGTTCAATACCCAACAACTGGAAAAAATGGATTTATAACTATTAAAACCGTATCGGCTTCTCAATTTACTTACGAAGTAGACCTAAACGTCCCAATTACTGATAGCCAATCGCCAAACTTCCCTCTTAAATTTACATATTACGCAGTTCAACTGCAGTAGGAGCCGTAAGTGGCAAAGTATACGGGGTTTATTTACCAAGGAGGTTACTACGGTAACGCTCCTCGGCTTGTTCTCAATGCCGAACCGATGGACGCATCGGCAATTGACTATGGAAAAATACAGATAAAATGGAATCCACCTTCAGGTAACTTTACCAAGATTCGCCTTGTTAGAAACAATGACAACTTCTCTGAAACTGAAGAAGACGGCGTAATTATATGGGAACAAGCATCTACTACTGATTTAACTGGCTTAGTTGAGCGTGACAGATTTATTGATGGTGAAGATAACTTCAACGATGCTTACTCTAACAATGACTTACCTATTACCCCAGGACAGTTTATTTATTACACCATCTTTCTTTTTACGAGTAACTCATACTGGATTCCAGCAGGTTATGCAACCACTTTAATGCCTAAAAATAGAGGCTCTCAAAATCAGATGCTTAATCTTTTACCAAGAGTATTTACTAGCCCAGAAAAAAGCCCTACAGGTGTTCCTGACCCAGATAGTTTCTTAGCAACTTACTTAAAAGCCTTTTCATTTACTTACGACCAGATTCTAACTTCTGCCGAGTTACTTGCTCCTTCTTTTGGTAAAAGAAAAACACCTCCCTTTCTAGTTCCATTGGCTGCAAACAACGTTGGTTTATATCCAGAAATTGGATTGCCATTTAGAAACCAAAAGAAGTTAATTCGTGAAAGTTTGCGTCTTTATAAACTTAAAGGTACTCAATTAGGTATTCAAAACTACGTTGAGGCTGTAACGAACTACATTCCAACAGTCACTGTATCTCCAAACATCTTTTTAGATACTCAAGACTCTTCTTTTACTCGCGGAGTTGGACGTTGGACAGCGACAAACGGTGCTTTAACTTCAGTTAGTGATAAACCAGGTCCTACTGGAACCAACGCAGTTGACTTAGTTTATTCTGGAAGAGTAGTTACCGCAGTTGCTCAAATAGCCAAGATAGCAAGAACTGACAACGTTGCGACCATTACTATGGCTTTAGCCCATGGGTTAGCAGTCGGAGACAGCGTAACAGTTGCTGGAGTTGTAACCGCTGACTTTAACGGCGTTCGTTCCGTTACTGCAGTTCCAACTGCAACTACATTTAGATTTGCTAACACAGCACAAAATGTTGTTGAAGCAGTAGCAACAGGAACAGTAACAAACTGCTCAACTATTACTCTAGGTAAAGACAACCCCATAACAAAAGGAACTCCAGTAACAGGTTCAACTCCTTACAGGTTTAGTTATTACGCAGCCTCTGATTCCAATGGAAACGTTGTAGCAGATGTAACATGGCACAATTATCTTGGTGCAGTTATTGGCAGTTATGTTCAAGAAGCACAGATAAATGGAACAACAGGTGTTTATCAAAGGTTCTCTATGAACCTAACTGCTCCAGTAACCGCAGTCTACGCTACCTACAGACTCCTATTTACAACGCAAAACTCTTATAACATTGACTGCATTCAATTAGCACCACAAGCAACAGCCACTAACTTTGATGAAGCAAGAGGCATAGACATCTTCTTAGACTCATCAAAGGTCAACATTATTGCTAACCCTTCATTTGAAACTAACACAAATAACTGGACAACTAACTCATCAAAAACTCGTGTGGCTGATGTGCCACCTGGGTTACCTGGCGGTTGGTCTTGCAGATTTAGTGGTCAAAATTCTTTTTCCGTTGCAGTTTCTCTTAATACAGTACCAACCACCTACAAAATAACTGAAGGCAACACTTATATTTTCTCTGCTTATTTAAAAGCCTCTGCTGCAAAAACAATCACTGCAACTCTTTCAGCCTCAGATGACGATGGAGGAGACTCAGATACTAGCGTTGCAACATGGGCTTTAACAACGGATTGGAAACGTTACTCAGTTCGCCTCTTTGTTCCAGTTGGGTTCTCAACTTTAGGCAATATAACTATGGCAATAACTCTTGCGGGTACTTTAACTGGGGAAAACATATTTATAGATAACGCCCAATTTGAAAAGGGATTTATTCCAACTGACTACTTTGACGGGGGATTACCTGAAGCACAGGGTGTATTTTGGTCATCAACGGCTCATGCCTCCTATTCCTACTGTTACGTCAGTAGAACCATTAAGGTTCCACGCCTTTTGTGGACACTCGGAGAGTGGATGTCTCTAAATCAGCCTTACCGAATTCGTTCTTACAAGGGCTTTGAGGGAGACTCGTACTCTAGGAACGCTTGATTTTTAGATTCATGGGAGTAGTCTTCGCCCATGGACACCTTAATTGAAATACTAATCACCGCACTTGCCATCTCCTACTTCATTGGAGCAGTTGAGGCATACTTTAATCTCGGCAAATTAAAGGGGTTTATTTCCCTACCAATTGCTGCAGGTATCTTTTACCTATTCGGATACTTCTGGCAAGACATTCTCATCCTAGCCCCAGCAGCCTCTTTTGTGTCTCTGGCAATTATGATGCTTCTTGACCGACCTCAAACAATTCAAACTAGGAGATTCTAATGAGACTATTAATTGTTGGTACAGCAGATGATGTTGATGTAACTATGGGACTTCGCATGCTCCTTGAAAAAAAGGCGGTAACGGAAATTGTTATTCCAGTTGCTGAGCCAAATGAAACTCACGACCAAATCATTGTAGTTTCGGCAGAAAAGAACATCCAAGTCATTCAAGCAGGAACTGTTGAAGAAATCATAACCTCTAGAGAAGACTCTGATGTTATTGCCATTGCATGGGATGACTCAGATGAAGCCTTTGAGACTGTGGTAGACCTCCAAGGGGGTAAAAACGAAGTTTGGGACATTACGGACGGTCTGAACATTATCGACATCGAGACCGAAGCCCTAGAAGAACACCTGTCACATGTCCTAGAAGAGTACACAGATGCCCTGATTGCAATTGTTTACAAGATGGTTATTGACAAGGTAAATGGCGACGGTAAATTCAAATACCGTAAGCCAGAATGAGCCTGTCATCTCGGCTGCTCGAAGCGAATTTAAGCCACTTCCAATTCCGTCTCTTTGTTACCCTGTGGTCTTTAGCGACCCCTGACGGTGCAGTAGAGCAGCCCATGGATACTCTAGGACGCTTGGCGGGGGCTAAATCCCGAAACACAGTCAGAGAGGCTGTGAGGGCTTTGGAGGCCAAGGGGCTACTTGAAACCTGTAGAAAAAAGCGGGGGCGAGGGTTCCATGCTGGCAATAAATATCAATTGCTATGCCCTCTACAGGAGCCATCGCTATGCCCTGCTACGGAGGCATCTACACATAGAGCAGTTAGTAACTATGACTACCTAGTCAATAAGTCATTAGTACCTAATAGTCATATTAGTCAATCTAGTTATGAAAATATAAAAATACAAAAAGTAAGTGAGGAATCCATGAATCGTAAATGGCGAGAAGAACAAGAAGCCGATAACACCATCGGTGGCATCGGCAAACTAGACTCCGAGGACACCCCGACTAAAGCCGTGCCACGCAACAAGCCCTCCACCAGAGGCAAGCGACCTCAAGAGCATTGGACTGTTTGGGATGTGGCTGCAGAGTTTTCCTACCTTGTCGGGCGACGCTTCCCATGGTTACCAGGAACGGTCAATGTAAATTCTTTATCAGGAGCCTTGCAGCAGATGCGAACTAAGAATCAGACGACGGCCCTGGTCGAGTTGGAGTTGCTAAAGATGTTTGTTGCAGACGATAACAACTTTAAGAACATAGGCAACGAGGCCCCACATCTTTATAAAGTTTATCTGGCTATGTTTCGCACTCACATGAACAAGGCTCGGCAGAACCTAGGGTTAAATTTACTAGGCGACATGAGCCAACAAGATACTCCAGAAAACCAAGAGGTGTTATACGCTTCTGACGGAACGGTATTCCACGACACCTTGATGGGTCGTAATGCTCTAGAGAGGTACGAGAAGAAACTAAATGCCTAGGTATGATTTTAAATGCGACTACTGTGACGGTAGTGTTGTGGAGATGCACATGGCTTTTGATTCAACAGAAAAGCCCGTCTGCGACCGCTGTGGCTACGATATGACAAAGGTGATGACACCACCAGCAGTTCACTTTAAAGGAGGAGGATGGGGTGGCTCGTAAAAAGAAGCAGAAACTGCCCGTCTTTGCAGTTGTTGAAATGCCGAAGTGGAAAGCAAAGATATTAGATGTAGTTACAAGCATTTTGTTTCCAGGAGAAAAGTACTTTGTAATTACTATTCAAGAGACTGACTTTATGACTGACGGAAGAAAGTACACAGATTTAGAAACGGGGATTGAAGTTGAGTTATAAATTAGACACCCTGCCCCCTCTACATCGCCATTGGTTACTAAGAAACTCCAATATCCCTAGTCGGTTCTTAGGGGTCGAGTTCTCTGACCTCAATACGAAATGCCCTGCTGAGGTAGCGGATTGGCTCGTTGATGCGTTGTCTGGTTCCGTCATCAAGCAGGTGGGTGGATTAGGACTGACAGGAGTCGGTCTCCTGCTTGATGGCGGACCAGGGCTTGGTAAAACAACTATGGCGGTCATATCTGCGATGGAGTTCGTCCGTCGTTTACCTAGCGATGATATTGAATCAAGAAAAATACTTAAGTACAGCAAGACAGATGATTACGGAATGCTTTCTCGTCCTATCTACTATCTAACATATCCAGAGTTTTTATCTTTAAAGAAGTCTAATTTTGATGCAGAACCTGATGAAAAACGAGAAGTATCTCGTATCATAGAAGGACTTCACGGAAGGGCTAAAGAAGATTGGCTCAATGTTCGGTTACTAATCCTTGACGATTTAGGTAAAGAATACGGAAGCAAATACGACGACTCATCTTTTGATGAGATTTTACGCAGTCGATACGACCGTGCACTGCCTACAATAGTAACTACCAATGTTATGCTAGAAAACTGGGGAACCCAGTACAGCAAAGCAATGGAAAGTTTTGGTAACGAAGCATTCCAAAGAGTTCGCTTAGTAAATCAAGACTTACGGAGGGCTAGAGCATGAAAGGCTCACAATTGAACGATTGGCGTACTGTTCAGATATTTATTTCTCCAACAGGTGTACACGAAGTTCAACTTCGCCCTGATAGCGATGAACCACGCTGTAATTGTGCATCGTATAAAATTAGAACCTCTTGCAAACACACTAAATTTATTCAGGCTCGCATGGCAGAAAATGATGGGCACTATGCCATTCTGGTTCCAGAAAATGTTCCAGAAGAACTTGCTGAAGCAGCAAATGCAGACCCTATTAAGTTTAGAGAGTTTGTACTAAAGTATGCACGAGTTGAAATCTTGTGAAAAACGGAGATATTTCTAACGAGACATCTCCTAGAGTAATTGTTTTAGCGGAAGTAATTGTAGACCGTAACGAAGAAACGAAAAAGAAGTTATTTAAAAGCAAAACAGTCTTAACATTAGGAGAGTTACATCGATTAGAGTTAAGTAGTTTGTGGTCGTTAACAACTAAATATGGCTTGTCTACTGAGTTAGCAGGATTTGAGTCCGAAGATTGGACGCAAGAAATGCTAGACAAAATTATGGATATACTTGACCGACGTGGGGGTAATCCCTTTAACTATGCACAGATATACAGCACACCGCAAGAACTTGTAGGAGACCTACCGTATCGGGTCAACTTACGAGGAGTAATAGACATACCAAGTCGAATAGCCTTGTATGGGTCACACGGAGTAGAACTACAGAACTTATAAGTCGCACAAGATGAAAAAAGGTGGCACAAGGTGGCAGCAGATAACGAACATCGACTGGTTAGCAAGGTAATACGAGATAGAGATATTCTCCCTGTATTACAACGTGGTCTAACAGTTGATTGGTTTTTAGATGATGACAATGTTGATGTCTGGAAGTTTGTTCTAAAGCACTACAGTGAGTACGCAGAAGTTCCTACTGCTGTAACAGTTAAAGACCACTATCCCACCTACAAAATTTTAGATGTACAAGACACTCTAGAGTTCCTTGTTGACCAAGCCGTTTCTTTTCGTCGCAGACTTTTAATTAGGCAGGGTCTACAAAGTTCCGTTGACAAACTTACTAGCAACGACCACGAAGGTGCGTTGGTTGCTATGGAGTCAACAATTACACGAGTTAATACCTCTGGTGTAACTGGAACAAACGAACTTGATTTAACAAAAGATGCTGCTGCTCGATTTGCTGAGTATCAAGCATTAGCAAGTCACACTATGTTAGGCGTTCCCACAGGCTTCGATGTCATCGACGAAGCAACTGCGGGTTTACAGGGCGGACAATTAGTTACGGTAATTGCCCCTCCAAAAACAGGAAAATCACAAATAGCACTTGCCATGGCTATCCACACACATAGCAATGGCAATGTTCCAATGTTCCAGTCATTCGAAATGACAAACCGTGAACAACAACAACGTCACGACTCTATTCGTGCCAATGTTTCTCATGCTCGTTTACGGCGAGGAAAACTCTTTGCAGATGAAGAGCAACGTTATATTGAGATGTTGCAAGACATGGATGCAATGAAGGATTCCTTTCATTTAGTTGATGCGGTTAATGGTTTAACGGTTGCCTCCTTATCTGCGACCATTACCAAACTCAAACCAAGCATTGTATTTGTCGATGGTGTTTATCTCATGATGGATGAATTGACTGGCGAGATGAATACCCCTCAAGCAATTACCAACGTGACTCGTTCCTTAAAACGACTAGCACAAAGGCATGACATTCCTGTAGTTGTTACTACTCAAACCCTGTTATGGAAAATGCGTGGAGGAAAGGTAACTGCAGACTCTATTGGTTACTCCTCTTCTTTCTTCCAAGACTCCGATGTAATTTTAGGTTTAGAGCCTGTACCTGATTATGAAGACCTACGTAACTTAAAGATTGTGGCTAGTCGTAACTGTGCTCCAAGAGAGGTAGTACTGACATGGAACTGGGAAACTGGTTGTTTCCATGAAGAAATAAAGATGTCTAGTTGTGCAATATGTAAACGCGGAATTTTGCCGTGACTTTAGATATTCCCGCACTTCTAGCAAAACTGTACGTGGATACTGTGAGAGAACGAGGCGATGAGATTCTTTGCCATTGTCCTTTACACGTGCAGAATACTGGCAAAGAAGATAGCAACCCTTCCTTCTGGATAAACAAAGACACAGGGGCCAACCTATGTTTTTCATGTGGTTGGAAGGGGAGCATCTTCTCTTTAGTTGGAAATATTCGTGAGTTCTTTGACGAAGACGGAACAGTTGATTATGACCAAGTTAAGACTTGGCTTGCAAACACAAACGAAATATCCGTAGAGGAATTAAGTAAACGTTTAAAAGAGTCTAAAGATTACGTCTCGTTGCCTCCTCCACTTCCAATGTCAGAAGCACGCCTTGCTCTATTTATTGAACCGCCACAATGGGCACTAGATGCAAGAGGGGTTACAGCAGAAGCCTGTCGCAAACATCAGGTTCTTTGGAAAGACAAAGAATCTCGATGGATTTTGCCATTACGAGACCCCTACACTCTTGAGTTGTTAGGGTGGCAAGAAAAGTCTCAAGGTGGTCAAACCAGAGTATTTATGAATAGACCAGCAGGGCTAAAGAAGTCAACAACTTTTTTTGGTGTTCAACACATGATAAAAGAACGAGTGATTGTAGTTGAGTCCCCTTTAGATGTAGTAAAACTTGATAGTTTAAATATCCCAGGCTCTGTTGCTGCATTAGGAGCCATGATTAGTGCTCCACAAATAAAGTTATTACGCAGGTCAGAGGTGGTAGTTGCTGCTTTTGATAATCCTTTTCTTGACCCTTCTGGGAAAAAAGCCTCTGAACAAATCTTAGAAATAGCCCGTAAGTTTGGTTTTGAATTAAAGTTCTTTAACTACCGTAACCCAGATACAAAAGATATTGGGGATATGTCTGAGGCTGATATTAAATTTGGTCTTGAAAATGCCAAAGACATGATTTTTGGAAAGAAGGCTTTTTTTGTTTAAGGGAACTTTAAAACCGTATCAGGTAGAAGCCGTAGAAGAGATGGTAGTTAAAAAAAGGCTTTTAGTTGCTTATGAAATGGGTCTTGGAAAGACCTGTATGACAATTGCTGCTATGGAAAGGTTGCGAGGAAGAGAGCCTGTTCTAATCATTGCTTTAGCAAGCCTTAAGTACCAATGGGCAAGCGAAATCTCAAAGTTCTCTGATGCAACCTCTATTGTTATTGATGGCTCTAAGCCAACACGCACTTTGCAATATGCAGATGCTGGTCACTTTGACTACGTAATTACTAACTACGAATCAATTGTTAATGACTGGGAGTTGTTGCGTTACCTAACTTTTAGCGGAGTTGTATGCGACGAAGCCACCGCTATAAAGGGGTTTAGGTCTAAAAGAACAAAGAAAGTAAAGGACCTATCTAGTGCAGTCCCTATTCGGTTTGCTTTAACTGGCACTCCAATTCAAAATGGAAAGCCAGAAGAGTTGTACAGCATTATGCAGTTCGTACAACCAGGATTACTTGGAAGGTTTGATTTGTTTGACAAGACCTTTATTGTGCGTAATAACTTTGGCGGGGTACAGAGATACCGCAATCTTCCGTTACTACATGAGAAGATTAAAGAAGCGTCAGTTAGGAAGGCTCAGTCAGACCCTGATGTTGCCCCCTACCTACCCGCCACTATCCATTTAGACCCTATCAAGGTCAAACTAAACAGCAAGACTAGAGATGTCTATGAAAAAATTGCCATGGATTTATCTAATGAACTACAAGAAGCCCAAGAGTTATACGGAAGTAACTTTTCTCTAGAGGCTCATTACGGACAGGGCCACCAACCAGGCAGCCCAAGTGATGCTTTGCGTGGCTCCATAATGTCTAAGATAACTTCTTTAAGGATGCTGTGTGACCACCCATCTCTTTTAGTTGAAAGTTCAACTAAATATAAAAAGTCTGAGGGGCAAAATGGCAGTTCCTACGTCTACTCCTTAGATGTCAGTGGTCACCTAGATAATGTTTCTAAGAACCATTCAAAGTTGGAGGCAGTTGTGGATTACGTGGTTGACCATCTAGATACAGATGATAATTCCAAGGTAGTTATATTTGTTAGTTACCTAGGAATGCTGCCTTTGTTAAAGAAGGAACTTTTGTTAAAGAAGATTGACTCTCGTCTATATTCTGGCGAAATGAACGCAAAAGACAAAGAAACGGCAAAATTAGAATTTCAAACTTCTTCAGAAGTTAGGGTTTTAATTTCGTCTGATGCTGGTGGGTATGGCGTAGACCTACCTCAAGCCAACCTACTGATAAACTACGATTTACCGTGGTCCTCTGGTGCAGCAGTACAACGAAACTCTAGAATCCGCAGAGCCTCAAGTACTTGGAAGTCTGTGATTATTCAAGACTTCTTAGTTTTAAACTCTATAGAAGAAAGACAGTTCGACATGCTGAATCAGAAAAATGCTGTTGCTGATGCTGTTTTAGACGGCACAGGCATAAACAAAAAGGGAGGTGTTGACTTAACTGTCGGCAGCCTTCTAAACTTTTTAATCAAGAACCAAATCTAAGGAGAGCAACATGGCAAGAGCAGCAGATGCACCACGGGAGTTTAGTGGTGACGATTTAGTATCACAGGCAAGAGAGTACGTATCTGCAAAAAAGAACATCGATATGTACGAAGAACGCACTAAAGAGTTAAAGACATCGCTCTTTTTGCATATCGAAAATGACGGGTTTGAAGACGACAAGGGAAACATTTGGCTGGAACTCCCTGAACCAATAGATGAGTTTTTAAGCATTCAAAAGCAAAAGCGAGTCACACAGAAGATTGATAAGTCTAGTGAAACCGCTATCGAAGCAATCAAAGCAAAAGGCTTAGGCGACCGTTTACTGAAGATGGTTGAAAACGTAGACGAAGATGAACTAATGGCTGCCGTATACGACGGCACGCTAACTGAAGAAGAAGTAGAAAGTATGTTCCCTACAAAGGTTGTATGGGCACTTACTTTGAGTAAGAAGTAACAAATGCACCCAGAAAAACAGTGGGAACCTAAAACCCCTAAGTCAAAAGCAATTTCTTCTTTGTCAGAAGAAGGAAAACTTTCTCAAATTCCAACAGGGTCAAATATTCGTGCAAGAATTGTTGCTGACCTAACAACTGAGTACATTGCTCACCTTGAACTTGTTATTAATGCTTTGAAAAAAGGCGACACTAACAAAGCAGTTGAGTATGAGATTTGGGCTAAGGCATTAAAACAAGCGATTGCAATTGCGACTGAATAAATGCCAGGACTACGCGGAGAAGATGAGATTCTAAAAGCCTTTGCCGACCTTGAATACAAACCAGGGTCAAGACAAAAGCGAAGAGCCGATTCTCCTACTGCTCAAAAACGTCGTGCAATTGCTGAAAACGATTGGGACGTTAACCCAGTTGTTAAAACCCTTGGGGGAAAAGAAACTGAAGTTTTCACGATTGGTGCAATGGCAAAGGCTCTTGAAAAGAGCATCATTAGCATTAGGTCGTGGGAAAAAAAGGGGTACATACCCCGTGCTCCATATCGTTTACGTTCTAAAACCTTAAATGGTCAGAAAGTAAGCGGAAATCGCGTCTATACAAGGGAACTTATAGAGATAGCGATTGACGAGTTTTCTAAAAGAGGTCTTTTAGGAACTGCTCGTGTAGAATGGTCTTTGCATACAGACCTTACCCACGCGATTGTGTCACGTTGGAAAGATGCTGTAGCAGAGAGTCAATAGACCTCACATCCACTAGAGAGCGAAAGCCTCATAACCGAAAGCAGACACATGTCAATCACACAACCAACAGTCAATGCAGATACATATTTAGATGCAGATGACGAGAATGCAAAACCAAAAGTCGGAACAACCGTTCAATCTGGTTGGGATTCAGCCGATGCCCTACTACGTCAAGACACCACAGAGTTTCCAACTGATTTTAAATTCAGCGAAGAACCTCAACTAATTAAATTCCTAGAAGACGGACCATTCCGTGTGTATGAACAGCACTGGATTGAAAGAACTGGGAAAAAGTCATTTGTTGCTTTAGAACAAGATGACCCACTTACAGATTTACTTGGAAGTAAGCCAAGAGCACGTTTTGCTTTTAACGTACTCGCATTGAGCGGTGAAACACAGACTGTTCAAATCCTGACTGCTCCTCCTTCATTTGCACGTCAAATTCGCCGTGCACACGAAGACGACAGAAAAGGACCTCTAAGCAAAGAGTTTTGGGAAGTTTCTCGTATGGGAAATGGACCTACAACTCAATACACCCTTAACTATGTTCGAGGTCGTGACCTTGAAGAAGAGTGGAGTGTAAGCCTTGAAAAAGTAAACGAACTGGTTAAAAACGCAGTTTGCTTTACACCCGACGCTATTAAAGAAACACCTCGTGAAGAGATGTTAAAAATTGCTCGTGAAGTAGCAGGAGCATAATTTACTGAGCACAAGGGGAGTCTGTGCCGTCACACAGACTCCCCACTTTTATAGCAAGGGGCATCATGAACATTATTACGACACAAGACGGTTTACTAGAAATGGTGGACTATTACTTAACCCAACCTGCGTTTGCTTTTGACGTAGAAACCGTTGGCGATGACGATTTTTCAAGAGTGCATCCTCTTTTAAACAAGGTAACTTGGATTGCGTTTGCTACAGAAGGACGCGTAGATGTAATCCCAATGGGACATCCAAATGGAGAGTTTTTATTTTGGGAAAAGCCTTTACTTGCATCAGGACAAAAACGAGTAGATGAAGGTAAAGAGATTCGTGAACAAGACTTCTCTAAACGAGAAGACAGTTGGAAAGCAGTCTTTGACGATGCTCCTGAACAGTTACTTCCTGGTGATGTGTTTAAGCACATAAAGCCTTTAATGTTTAGTGACCAAGTAAAAGTCGGTCACAATATTAAGTTTGACCTTAAAGCGATTGCAAAGTATTACCGTGGAGTGGTTTGTCCAAAACCTTACTTCGACACAATGATGGCTTCTTTTATCTTAGACAACAGAACTAAAAATGGTTTAGGACTTGATGATTGTTCAAAACGAGAACTAAACAAGATTGTTGTAAAGGGAATTGGTCACGCTGTTGAAAAGCATGCGTTTAGTGACGTTGCTAAATACGCAGGTATAGATGCAGAAAGCACTTGGGAGTTGTACAAGATTTATAGTGTTCGTTTAAAAGAACGCGACATGATGACGGTCTGGCGATTAGAGATGGACCTTCTTTTAGTTTTAGCCGATATGGAACTTACTGGAGCATCAATTGACATTGAAGAACTAGACCGTTTAAAAAAGAAGATTGACTTAGACATTGTAGAAGTAACAGCAGAAGCATACAAAATTGCTGGGCGTGAGTTTCACATGAACTCTATTCCAGAAAAGCAAAAACTTTTGTTTACTCCAAAGTCTGAAGGTGGCAGAGGCATTCGCCCAAACAAAACTATTAAGATTGCATTAACCCCAAAAGGGTTTGAAGCCATGAAAAGTGGGCAAGAAGTATTAATAAATCACTATTCTGTAAGTTCTGAAGCCTTAGATTACTACAGAGAAAAAGACCCATTAGTAGCAGCCATTATGCGTTACCAAGACTTAAACAAACTAATGACTACTTACGTTACCCCATACTCAGGTGGTGAAGTTACTAGAACTACTGCTGGTAAATCAAAAACTACAGAACGGCAAAGTCTTTTGGTAAACGGTAAAGTTCATACTAACTTTAAGTCTCATGGAGCAGAAACAGGACGCTTTTCTAGTAGCGAGCCTAACTTACAGAATATTCCTAACTCAGGAGAGTACGGAAAACTTATTCGTGATTTATTTATAGCACCACCAGGTCACAAACTTATTGTTGCTGATTACTCTCAAATTGAGCCAAGAATCATTGCTTCTTTTTCAAAAGACCCTGCATTCGTTAAAAATTACTTAGACGGTGGAGACATTTACACCACTATTGGAGAACGAATGGGAGTAGATAGAAAAGCAGGGAAGGTTTTAGTACTAGCAATTGCTTACGGAATTGGTCCAGAAAAAATTGCAGACCAAATTGGTTGCACCGTAAAAGAAGCACATCAGTTAATGGATTTGTTTAATGACAGATTTAAAGACATTAACCGTTATAGGAATCAAATTATTAGGTTTGCTAAACAACAAAGACCCTTACCCTTTGTCCAGACAATTTTGGGCAGACGACGTTATATCCCTGAAATTTTAAGCAAAGACCTTGGACCAAAATCTAGGGCGGAACGCCAAGCCTTTAATACGGTTATCCAAGGTTCGGCTGCAGATTTAATTAAATTAGCCATGGTTAGAGCACATTCTTGTTTTGTAGGCGAACCTACTGTGAATGTCCTATTGACTGTGCACGATGAACTGGTCACAATTGCTCCTGACCACTTAGCAGAAGAAACAGCCTCAGCAATCAGAGAGTCTATGGAGGGAGTAAAACTCCCAGACATGCTTGTACCTTTAATTGCTGACACGCACATAGTACAGAAATGGGGGCAAGCAAAGTGAGGTTCTTTAAAAAACGACGACCCCCAGCAGTAGACCAAGACATGCTTACCGCAGAAATTATGTATCGTATGAGGGGAATGTTTTTAGATTCACAACTTCAAGATGCTTTTGCGTTAAGTGTAATTGCTGGTGCTTCATACGTAAGTGATGAGGTTGCTGAAAGAGAGCAACAAGACAGCGATAAACGATTTAGCAAGATTGAGTATTTGATGCCTTTAATTGTGGCTCAGTGTTATCAAGTAGCAAAAGCAACCACGGAGTTGCAAAGAACCAAAATGGGGGAAGAAGCCCAGGAAGCACCTGACGAGTACTGGGAATACTATTTTTCTAGGTCACATCAAATTGCAATTGCTTCTGTAACTGGGGCTATTTGTCAGTTGGTTGATATAGGATTACTTAGTCTCGGTCCTATAGTTCCAAGGAGTGTAAAAAAATGAAGTTAATTTGTAAAATAATTGGGCATTCGATGTACAACATTGCTTGGAATCAAACAGATTTCACTGTTTTGTGCAAACGCTGTGAAAAACAATGGCAAAGTAAAGGCGTTATATTAAATGACTAACGCTGATTGGTGGTCAAAGAAGTTACAAGGGCAAGTTCCACAACCAAGACAAGATTCGTCTCCGCCGATGCCTCCGTCTCAACAGCCAATGACTCCTTACGTTGCTCCACAACCACAACCAAATCTTCGTATTGGAAGTGCTGGACAGACACAGCGTTGTCCTGAATGCAATAGCAATAACTATATGGCAGTTTCAAATGCTGCTCCACGTTGTTACGATTGCGGTTATCCAATTAGTCAATCAGGAAGTAGATATGGCGCACTAACAGGCGCAAATGTAGAAGGCTCAACGAAGTCTGCTGCAGGAAATGACACAGCAAACAACTTTAACCCACAGCAAATAATTGGAAGGATTGACGGATGAACGCAGAAGCATTAAAAGTTTTGGCTCAATTAAATAAAAAGTTTGGGGAAAACGTTGTAGTAAAGGCTTCTGACATTAGAAGCGACTTAATTCCTCGGATTACTTCAGGCTCAACTACTTTAGATTATGTTCTTGGTGGTGGTTTTCCAGGGAATCAATGGAATGAGTTAGTGGGGGAATCTTCTCACGGTAAAACTGCTGTTGCTTTAAAGTGTATTGCTGCTAATCAAAAGTTGAACCCTGATTACACAACTGTATGGGTTGCTGCAGAACAATGGGTTCCAGAATATGCAGAAATGTGCGGGGTTGACTCTTCTAAAATTATTGTGATTGAAACCAGTATTATGGAAGAGGCTTATCAATCTGTAATTGAATTTGCTAATTCAAAAGCAGTTGATGCTATTGTGATTGATTCATTACCCGCTCTTTCTCCAATGCCTGAAATGGAAAAGAATATGGATGAAATGACCGTTGGCAGAGGAGCCTTGTTAACTAACAAGTTCTTTAGAGTTGTTGGCTCTGCTATGAAAAGAAGTTTAGTTGAAGATGAGCGAGCAGTTCTAGGCTTAATTATTAATCAATACCGTATGAAAATTGGCGTAATGCACGGAGACCCTCGAACAACTCCTGGAGGCGAAGGTAAGAACTACGCCTTCTTTACTCGCTCTGAAATTCGTCGTGATGATTGGATTGAAGCAGGAAGCGGTAATGACAAGAAAAGAGTCGGGCAAACCATCAAGGTTAGAACCTTAAAGAATAAAACTGCCCCACCTCAAAGAGTGGCTTACTTTGATTTCTACTTTGATAAAGGTGGGGATTGTGAACCAGGGCAATACGACTTTGCTAAAGAGATTGCTGCCATGTCAGTTGTGAGTGGCATAATCGAAAGAAAAGGCGGTTGGTACTACTATGGTGACCGTAAATGGCAGGGAACTGAGGCTGTAATTGCTTCTATTCGAGAAGAGATTGAACTAATGGACGATTTAAGAAAGCAGGTAATTACTCTTGGGTAAAGTAAAGGCAAGCCTCTACGAAGACGTTGTTGGTCCTCCTTGGTTCCTATCAATGGAAGACTTTTTAGATATAGTTGTCCCTGTTGTACTACAGAAACAAAGCATGTACACAGGTAAATGGCTAAAAGAAAAAGGCCACCCTGAAGATTTAATGATTATTGTGACAGACATAGTAGAAACGGTTGCTTTGACTCTTGTGGCTGTTGGGCCAAAACAAGAGTCGCAGTTAGAGAAATGAAATCAGAAGGTCAGAAGCAGTCACAAAAACATGAGAAGCGTCTCGCTAAATTAGTCGACGGTTCTGTTAATGCTGCTTCTGGAGCCTTTTGGTCTAGAAAGGGAGACGTAAGGTCGAAGGACTTACTGATTGAGCACAAGTGGACTGGTAAAAAACAGGTCACTATTAAGTCCGATGTATTAAAAAAGATTACGAGAGAAGCAATCTTAGATAGCCGAATCCCCGTCCTCGGTTTGCATTTAGATGGGGAGAACTACGTGGTTCTCCTTGAAGACGATTACCTAGAAATGAGAGATAACTTATGAACAGGAATTGTCAATGGATGAACAACCATCTTGGTCGTGGCGATATGAAGCAAGGTGTAAGGGTGTTGCAGACACCGACATCTTCTACCCTCCACGAGATAAAGAACTTTACAAAGTCGTTGCTGATGAAGCCAAGGCTTATTGTTTAGGAGAAAACGGAAAGAACCCGTGTCCCGTACGACTTAATTGTCTGTGGGATGCTGTAGAAAGAGAAGAGCCACATGGAATTTGGGGCGGTCTTTCTCACAGAGAACGGAATGCACAAATACGTAAATGGAAATCTTCTTACAAAAAGAAGATGACTTTAAAGGAATACATAATGCGATTGGATGACTGGAATGAGTGACTTAAAACGGTTCTTAGATGCTAAGAAGTCTAACCCTAGACTAATTGGCGATATTGAACGTCATCTTTTGGCAAAGAAACCAGAAGACCGTCGAACAGATGTTCTACACCCTTCTGAAATGGCAAAGTCTGATTGGTGTTTGCGTGCTTCTTACTTTGCTTTGTCTGGAGTGCCCGTAAAGAAAGAAAACCCAAATTTACGACTTCAGTCTATTTTTGATGAGGGTCACTCGATTCACGCTAAATGGCAAAACTGGTTTAGTGAGATGGGTGTTTTACATGGTTATTGGGATTTAGGAGCACCCAACAATAAAACTTGGGCAACTTCTAAAGACCTTGTAGGTATTCCAGATAAAGTGTATAAAGAAGTTCCGTTGGTTTACGACGAACTTAGAATTGCAGGACATGCAGACGGTTGGATAAAAGGTATCGGAGAAGATTGCCTTATTGAAATTAAGTCTATTGGTGCTGGCACAATTCGTATTGAGGCTCCAGATTTAATTGCCAAAGCAGATGGAGATTTACAAACAGCGTGGAGAAGTATTCGTCGTCCTTTTAGCACTCACGTTATGCAGGGTCAGATTTACCTTGAATTAATGAGGAGGCTAGGTCATGAAGTAAACGAGATAGTGTTTCTTTATGAGTTAAAGGCTGACCAAGATTACAAAGAGTTTGTAATTAAGGCAGACTTTGAATTAGTGGAAAGCAAGTTCCTAAAAGCCAAAAGAGTCTGTGATGCTGTAGAAGCAGGTACTCCGTTAGAATGCAGCAATAACGGTTCTCTTGGGTGCAAACAATGCCAACAATTTGGAGGAGTTCAATGAGTTTAAAACTAGGGCCAGCATCAGAGGAAGCAATCAACTCTTTATTAGACCAAGGGTTTACTTACGCTCCACAACAGTCTGACTTTCCTTTGATGCCAAAAGAGTTGACTATGTTAGACAGCGAAGAGTTGAGTGCTCTATTTAGCCAACTTACAGCATGGTCTAACTATGTTGCTACACAACTTTCAGCAGCACAGATTGATGAACGTGCAGCAGATAGGGTATTAGAGACCGCATCTGCAAAACTGATGGTGAATCGTATGACCCAAAAAATCACAGGCGAACGAATTACTGGCATTAAAGCAGAGGTCTCTATCGACCCTAAGATACTAAAACTAACAGAAGACCTTGATAAAGTTTATGCGTATCGTAAAATGATAGAGTCAATGTTCTATAACTTAGAACGAGACACTGCTTTAGTATCTCGTGAGTTAACTCGACGTGCCTCTGATTTCCGTGCAAACCGAAAGGACAAGTACTCTTCATGATTATTGGTCTATCAGGATATGCACGTTCTGGAAAAGACACCGTTGCTAAAGTTCTTGTAAATCACTATGGTTTTGAATGCGTATCTTTTGCAGACCCTATCCGTAAAATTCTTTACGCAATTGACCCTAAAATTAACGGTAACTCTTTGGTTGATTTAGTTGATGAATACGGTTGGGATATTGCTAAACAAAATCCTGAAGTTCGTGAAATGCTTCAATACCTTGGGTACTCTGCTCGTGTACATATCTATAAAGATGTTTGGATTATGGCTGCTTTTAGCAAGATGAGAGAAGATAAAAACTACGTAATTGCAGATGTTAGATTTCAGAATGAAGCCGAAGTTATACAGTCTCATCAAGGGCATATCTGGAGAATTGAAAGGCCAGGAATTGAGCCTGTAAATTCCCATGTTTCAGAGTGGGAATTAGACAAGTTTGATTTTGACAACATACTTTTGAATGACGGAACCGTTGAACAGTTAGAGTTTTTAGTCAAGAAAACGTATGACAAAACAATTTGATGGTGGCTTAGAAATTGGGCAAGAGGTATACGCAGGTATTGACCAATCTTTAACAGGCTTTGCTATTACTCTTTTACAGTCTAATGACCCCAACAAGTACACTTCATGGGTCTACAAGTCTCCGCATTTTGGCGTAGAAAGACTAAAAGATATTCAAGAGTTTATGCGAGAAGTTTTTTACGAATATGAAATGCGTGGTGGAAAGATACTCGATGTCGCTATGGAGGGGTCTGTTTTACAAAGCCCAGCAGCATTAAAACTCGGAGAGTTAGCGGGAGCGGTAAAACTAGAACTTCTTTATAAAAACATGTATCCGCTTCAAGTTCCTCCTATGACGTTAAAGAAGTTTGCTTCAGGCAAAGGCAACTCTAAAAAGCAAGAGATGCTGCTTCAGATGTACAAGCGGTGGGGTATTGAGTTTAACGACGATAACGCAGCAGACTCCTATGCCCTAGCCAGACTAATTCGTGGAGTTGGCATAAATGCTGTAGAAAATGCGGTAATTCAACAAATGAAAGACCCAAAGTACAGAGATGAGCCACGTTTAGGCTGATTTATATGGGGTTTGAACCTATGGTTGCTAAGTGGTGGGCACACAAAACGTAGCAAAGGAACACAAACTCGTGACAAATATTGAACCAACAGATGTTTCAACCGAAGAAAACTTTCTTCGGGTAAGTGCAGGAAGTAACCCTCAAAGCGTTGCTTCAGCAATCGCTCATGCCCTTTACGCTGACCATCAAGTCAAATTGCGTGCTGTTGGGGCTGGAGCAGTAAATCAAGCAGTAAAAGCCATAGCAATTGCTCGTGGGTATGTAGCCCCTAGAGGACTAGACCTTACTTGCAAACCAGGATTCACTACGATTGAGTCCCGCGATGGTGAAATTTCTGCTATCGTTTTTAGCATTCAAGTCAGTTAAAAGAAGGTATCCTTCTTTTAGGGCACAAGGGAGTTAAGATGTCAGATTACAGAAAAATGGGACAGGCAATGCGTCGTCGTGCTGGAGCAGCAAGTAGCACTCTTAGCGCAACACCTAAGACAACAGTTGACATGCCAGACAATGTTGGTGCAATGATGGCATCAGGAAGTGCAAAGATGTCTGTTGGTCAAATGGTTGGAACTTTGATTCCAAAGAAGCATGGCAAGTCAGGTGACCCAACAGCAATGGGACCAAAGCCTCGCCGTACCCCAGTTAAAGTTGATGCTGGTTCTGGTGAACGTCTTGGTGCAGCAGGTCGTATTACAGCCAAGTTAGGTTGTGTTGACCCATGTGCAAGTGGCACTATGACAAATGGTCGCGTTGTTCCAAGCACAATGGGAGCACGTCAAGGATTTTCTGGTGCTGCTTCTGATTCAATGCGGTAATCGCAATGAACGGAAATAGAAACCAGTCCGCTTCACAAACTGGCAACGCTTTACAACCGTATGCAGGTTCAGGTTCACCTACTTCGTTAGGTGCTTCAAACATGTCTACTGCTACTGCACGTACTGCATGGTCTAATAAAGGCGACCCATACGGTACTCCTACACCTTTGTCAAAGCAGACCGCTGGGTCTTTTTATAAGTTTGATGATGGGCCAACACGTAGCCAAGAATAGGTCTGCGACACGCTAATTTATTCGTAACTTTTCCCGCTATATTCGGTAGGATTTCTTTAAGAAATTCTTTACGAGAGGGAAGACATGGACACACTTATGGAACCATCACTTGATGACTTTAAAAAACTACTTGTAAATCTAAACGATAGACCTATTAAACCAAACAAGTGTAAGTTTGCTAAATGGTTAGATAGTCTTTCTGAAGACAAACGAGAAATTATTGATACCCTTCTTGCTTCAAACTTAGGGCATTCAGAATTATTTAGAGAACTTACCCCCGTAATTAACATTCCCATGTGTAAAGACACCATGAGAACGCATCGTTCGGGGGCATGTGCATGTCGATAGACAAAGGAAAGCAATGGGAAGAATTACAAAAGACCGCAGAGTCTTCCAAGATAAAAGAACTCCTTGAAAAAAATGGGTTTGATGCGGACGACATTGGTCATATTTCTACGGTTAGGTTATCGAGTTATCAGACCGTCACGAAAGACGACGACGGTAACGCAACTGTTCACGACCTTGAAGGTCTTAAATTCGTTATCCACCCCGCGTGGAACGAAGGACCTAAATGGGAAATCATCCGACCAGCAGACCCAGTAAATGTAAGTATTGGTTGGACCCCTACAGAACACGACAAGTCACAAACAAAAATGCGATGTGCATTTATTTTGCCTGACCCTCAAATTGGATTTAGACGATATGAAAATGGAACCCTTGACCCATTCCATGATGTACAGGCTATCGATGTTGCTTTACAAATCATGGCGTATGTTCAAGAGAAGTTCGGCATCGATGTTGTCATTAACTTAGGCGACTTTTTAGACCTGCCTGAACACTCTAGGTTCATTCAAGAAGCCTCATTTGCCAATACCACTCAACTTGCGATTAACTATGGGCACGAGTTTTTAGCAAAGCAAAGAGCGATTGCTCCAAAAACACGTATAGTTCTATTGGAAGGAAATCACGATAACCGCTTAAACCTCCACGCTACTCGTAATGCTGCAGCCTCTTATGGGCTAAAGAAAGCAAACGATTTAGATGGAGACCCAGTTTTAAGTGTTAAAAATTTATTGTGTTTAGACGAATTAGGGGTAGAGTTTTATGACAAGTATCCGTCGCAAGAAAGCCAAGTATGGCTTGGTAAGTATCTCAGAGCCATGCACGGTACAAAAGTACGAAGCAACGGCTCAACCGCAGCAGCCTACACAAACGACACACCACACCTATCCTCTATATTCGGACACATACACCGAATCGAACTTCAGTACAGAACTACGTTTGATTCAACAGGACCTATTAGAAGCGTCGCGTTTAGCCCAGGATGTTTATGTCGGGTTGACGGTGCTGTGCCCTCTGTTAACGCAGGAATTGGAGCGGATGGTAAACCAGGACTTCATTTCGAAAATTGGCAACAAGGATTAGGAATAGTTTGGTACAACGAAGAGACTGGAAGATTTGCTATTGAATCAGTTCATATTATTGAAGGCCACGCTGTGTATCAAGGTCAAGAATTTCAATATAGTGAATCTCCCGTTCAAACTCCGCCACCGACTTTAAACCAGTAACTGCCCCAACCCAACCACATTTTATGGGGTTGCAAACGGCTTGCCACTGATTTTCATTAACTATTGCTATGGCAACATGATGGGTAAACATCTTTTCCTCCTTTTACCCTGACAAACCTAACTATAGCCTAGACCATAGTTCCTATGGAAAACGCATCGCTTAGTAACGAGCAATTTGCTGCCAATATCAACGAAGGCTACGGCGGTTCCGTTAACTTTAAAACCAGAAAACCCGTAACTGGTAAAGGGTTTCTAACTTCTTTTGCAGGAGCCGAAAAGCCTACGGCTCTTCCAATTAAAGCCGAAGACATTCAAAATTATAGAAACGCTCATCATGAGTTAGCCAGTCAAAGTGATGCAACCGTTCATGGGGTTTGGAAAAACCCAGCAACTCCAGGGGTTGCAGACCAAGATTTATCAGTTCAAGTTAGCACTCCTAAAGACGCACAAGCAATGGGAATTGCTGAAAAACAAAAGGCATCATACGCATTACCTAAAACACGTGTTTCTAGTCGTGGTCATAATGTAACTGGTAGTTTAGATGAAGAGGGCAAACCTACTGGCGGAGATGTTCTTTTACACACAGCAGACCTTGGAAAAAATGATGTTGACCCACGCTACCGTCCAGGAGCATTAGATACCCCAGGTGCTGGAAGTTTTACTCGCAATCAATATAAGAACAAAGACTGGAATAAAAAGGCTGGAACGTTAAACGGGAAGCCAGTCAATTACGAGAGCATTCTTAGAACTATCAACGAAAATAGAGTTGAACGTATGCGTGGTGAAGGCTAATGCCAGCAGAGAATATGTCGCCAAATCAAAATTGGCAATCATTAGGTGCAGGTGGTCTTAACGGCTACAACAATCAAGGTGGAGTTGGTGGACCTTCAGTCCGTTCAAACCTAGATTTCATGCGTCTTGGTGTAGGACGCGTTCCTTCTGCAGAGTATCCAGATGGTTACTTAGGCACATTAGTTACTCGTCGTCGTGATGACCGCCTTTTAGATTCCATAAAGAACAATGTAAATAAAAAAGCCTATCAACGTGGTGTTCACAAAGGTGAAAGAATTGAACCTTCTCAATACTACTGGCCCAAAGAGTTACAGCCCACCCGCGGACTAACCCGACAACTAAATTCGAAAATGGTTATTCAAAACGGTGTGGCTGTCTATTATTCAGACAGATATTCCCAAGAGTCAGAACTAACTCCTGCTCCTCATTTAGTCAATGATGGCAAAGCAAATCTACGTTCTGATTCTCCTGGAGTCCTTTACTCACAAAGAAGTCAAAGACTTTCAGGGCTTCGTCCTCAGTGGCGATAGTTATGGAAGAGTTAAAAGCGGACCGTTGGTCCAAACTCCTATCTCAACAACAAATGCAAAAGCATGTTGACTCAATTGTAAAACAGTACAACTCCTCAACAAAAGCACAACGTGAAGCAGGACGTACTTGGTACGAAAGAGCACACGATGTTGCTTTAGACCTTGGAAAAGGTGATGCAAAAAAAGGAGCGGGAATTATCTCTGCTCTTAGTCCAATGGTTCATTGGGATTTAAATATAAGAAACGCAAGAGAATTAGTAAGAACAGGCAAAACAACTTCGGTTGGTGGTATGCAAAACGTTCGTAAGGCTCAGGCTATTTTGGCTGGACAAGACCCAGATGAGTTATTTAGTATGGCAACAGGACCAAAAACAACTTCTTTTTACAGAAACATTGCAAATCCATCAGACCCTCATCCTGTAACAATTGACCGCCATGCGTATGATTCTAATGTTGACCGAAAAGGTGCACTACATGAAGACCTTAAAGGGAAATTAAAAGGCGGAAGGTATGAGCACCACGCTAGTGCAATTAGAAATGCAGCATTTGATTTAGGTGGTAACGCATTACCAAATCAAGTTCAAGCAACTAATTGGGGAAGATGGAGAGAGATACATGGCATTCAGTAGCAAGTCAGACGGACGTTACGATTGGACTAAACCATACAATCAACGTCCCCCATTTACTCCCGACCAAGTAGCAAAACGTTGGCAGTACAACGGACCTTTTGCCTCTAATCAAGAGAGATTAGTAACTCAAGCCCTAATGATGGCTTCAATTCCACGTGAAGATGTATCAATGATGGTTCGTCCTCCCATGCCACAGATACGTCTTATGCCTAAAAAGTACGGGTATAACCGTAAAATGTTTGGAATTGATGACATAGTAAGCATCGACAGAAACTATGTAGAGCCACGTATTAGTTGGTTCTCTGGTGGAGTCGCAGGATATTCGGCAGCAGATAGAAATGCGTTAGGAAATAACTAATGGCAAGTGCACCACGACGTATGCAACTTCGCTCTACTCGATTAGAGATTAGAGAACAGAATAGGCGTTTAAATGAGGCTGCTGCAAAAGATTATGCAGAAAAAAGTGATTTTCAAAGTAGGTACGACCAAATGTCAGCAATTGCTGGCGAAGGTTGCGAGTATTGTGGAGGTAATCATCGTGGGTAACAGTAATGCAGGACGTTGGGCAGCACGTTGGGCACAACCACGTAACTTTCAAACAAAACTAGACATCCGTAGTTCAAACATTGATGCAGCAAAAAACGCTGAGATTAGCCTTAAGAGTGCTCATGAAGGAGCCGTTTACACAGCGTTTCCAACAGGTGATGGTTTAGACATGCGTAATAAGAACAAGTACGGACCAGACGTAGAGATTACAACTTACCACGACGGTGAAAACGTTCGTTCTTGGCATGCAGGTGACAAGTAATGGACCTAGAGAGTGGCTCATATCCTTTAGATATGCAAGCAAAGACTGTTGCAAATAACGTTATGAATTACAGCGGGAATCATCCATGCCCATCTTGTGGCTTAATTATGAATCCAGTTGTTGCTATGTACAGTAAAGGTATGTGCCCATCTTGTTACAATAACTTTGCAGCAAAACGTCTTCAAGACAGGATGGCATAATGCCAAGAAAAAAACCTAGTTGGGTTGGACCAGCAAACCCTGCAGACGCTGATACAAATTTACTTAAACCTATAGTTGAACAAACTTCTGAACAACGTGCAGAGGCAGAAAGAATGTCTCCACGTCCTGTTGTTACACCTAAAGACCCAACAACTAAAAATACTCACAAAGAGCCTGTTCAAAAACGTCAAAAACCAAAGGTAAAGACAACCGAAAACCTTAAAGACGCAGAAGTTCGTACGCCAACAAATGCTGAGTTAGGTAGAGGAGTTGCAGCAGTATCTACTGCTCCAAAACCAAAGCGTAATCGTAAACCTAGAAGCACAACTAAAACTGGAAAAAAACTTGACCCAAAAACTGGAAGAATAGTTGCTCCTCGTCCAGGTCAAGTTAGAAAGTTAAACGGAAAAGTAGTCCGAGTAGACAGTTCAAACATTGAAGAAGTTACACAAGCAAGTCGCACCACTGTTTTACCAACAGCAGGTAGAGACGTTGTTGAGGGAGCCTCACCATTAACTCCTAGACCTAAAGGAAATGCTTCTATAATTCGTAACGCACCTAGGCCCGCTGCAGGTCCTGCTGGTAATGCAAAAGAAATTGGGGAAATGATTTCTCAGGCTAGACAACACCTAGCAAATATGACTTTAAGTAGGGCTAGGCCAGATGAATATAACGCCCATCACGATAGTTTTAACTTAGTTCATGCCCAACTGCAGAAACTGGCTCCTGCTGCTCATACCATCTTGGGGATTATGCGTCACGTAACCCACAATGTGACTCCTGAAAGTGCTGGGCATTTTGAGGCAGCAGACAAGGCTCTTGGGGATACACTTGCCTCATACAAAGCAGTAAGTTCTGGTAACGTAGAATCTTCTAGATTTGGACGGCAAGAACGCTTAAGAAGAATCAGAGCAGAAAGAGAAGGTACACCAGAATGATTGCATGGAATGACCGCCGTAAGGCAAAGAAGGCTGCAAGTGCCACTATGAAAACTACTCTTGGCATGATGGCAAAAACAGGTGCACTTCGAGGCACTACACCGCCTTCTAAAGACGCTTATAAAGCAGCATCAGAGAAGCGTGAAAACAAGAGTGAGCGTACCGAAGTACTAGAGAATGCTGCAAGAGATAGGTCTCGTACTAATTATGCCTATGAAGTTAACAATATGGACAAGCGTATGTCCAAGCGTGAATCAATTGATTCAGCAGCAAGTTACAATGACATGAAGAGAAAACAAGAAGGAAAGAGTAAATACTAATGGCTGTTAATTCATCACGTTCAATGAACAAGTCACTTGCTGATGGTGCAACTGATGGCAAGTATCGTAAGGCTCGTCCTGATACTGAAGTTATGGCTGGTTCAGGTAGCGAAATTACTGAAGCAAACCGTCAGTCTTTAAACCCATTCTTTAACTACGGATTCGTTACAACTGAAGCACCAACTAAGGTAAACCCAGGAGCCTAAATTGGCTGAGAAAAAACGAGCACGAGGTATTGCCTCAAAAGTAGGCAAGTACTCAGGCAAAAGCGTTAAGGTTGAGTTTACCGAAGTTAGAAAACAAGGTGGCGGAAGTAAACCAAGCCGTCTAAAGGGTGGCAAGGCTCGTAAACCTGCTCCTACTATTCGGTCTAGACGCAAACACACCAAAATCGACGATTAACTTACTTTCTCACTTTTTGGGGTAAGATAACTTTTAATACACATAGGAGTAATACATGGCGCAACCACCTTTATTAGGCTCGAAAGACAAGTCTTATAACGACGGACCTCAGATGAGACTCCTTCACTGTATGGTGTGTAGTTCTATAGAAGAATTACCACCGTATCAAGGTCGTCCAGAAAACGACCATTTACTAGCAATTGCTTGTGAAAAGCATAAGTTCCCTTCTGGTGAAGAACACAAGGGATTGCTATTTGTTGTACCTGTATTAGCGTGGGCTAAAAAAGAAGCACGTGAAGACATCATTCGCCAAATTAAAGGCGGAGGTTCAAAAGGTTTAGCCGAAATTGATTCTTCTTTTTACGATACCAAGAGTCAATTTGGTGAAGATGCCATGAACTGCTGGAAGAGCAGAAACAGACCTCAAGATAGTTGTGATGATTACGAGTCTTCTTCTAAAAGACTATTGCCAGATACAGCAAAAGACAGAAAAGAACTAGGGTTAACTTCTTTAAAGGATGCCCCAGGACCAAAGAACTACCTTTGCCACTTTTGCCCAATTCATAGTAAAGTGGTTCAACGCAAACGACAACTGTTAGGACTATATGATGACAAATAAAAAAACCCCTGAAGACAAAAAGACCCCTCTAGAAGTTGAGTTTTACTACGTGGTGGCTGTTGATAAAGACGGCACAATTCAAACTTTCAGAGACATTCCTGCTGAAGGTATCGAATCACAACGCCCTTTCAATACCCTTGATATTTACAAGGTTTCACAAGAGATTGTGTCAGACATTAAAGACCAACTTCTTACTGACCGTGTAATTTCAGGGCTGATGAATGTTCTACAAGCACAGCAACAGCCAGTAAGTGCACGTGTTGCAGAGGCTCTTAAGGAACGTGGTGTTGAGTTCAATGCTGGAGAGTCAGTAATGGAGTTTTCAGCAGACAACGTATTAGACGCTGAAGTTGTAAAGGACTAAGAGCATGATGGCGATTGAGATGTCATGTGCTTGCGGAAGTTCCCTCTCAATCTCAGGAGACGATAAAGAATCCGACCAAATTTGGCATTTAACCCACAGGTTCACTGCTGCTCATCAAGAGTGCGGATTTGTTAGACCTCCAAGTTCTGATGTTGAGTCAGAAAGAAAATTTAAAAAGCACGTTTTTCGCCCCATAGAGGACGATGACGAGTAGACTGTGTACATGCACAATCGCAACGACGCTTTAAATCGGGTGGTTGGTCCAGTGAACTTGGCTGGGTCAGCCACTTCGTATTTTTCCAAGCCTGAATCAAAACTTGACCCTGGACTTTTTGTAGGGGAAAAGATAAAGCCATGGGTTCGTAACTCTTTGATACGAATGCTTTACGGCTTCTTGTCTACTAAGTATCACACCCCTTACTCATGGACAACGGTGTGGATTGCTGGCTCAGGCGTGTCTTACCAATGGAGTGCTCAACGAAGCCCTGCAGACCTAGATGTTTTAATCGGTGTTAACTACGAAGTCTTTCGTAAAGACCACCCAGACTACATGGGCTTATCTGACACAGAGATTAGCAAAATGCTAAACGATGATTTTCGCACAGGGCTAATGCCCAGCACTAAAAACTGGGAAGGATACGAAGTTACCTTCTACGTAAACCCTGGTGCTACAGACATTAGAGTTATCAAGCCTTACGCTGCTTACGACTTAACACACGATGACTGGACTGTTCACCCTGACCCACAGGCTCAAGCAACCCTAACTCCTCAATGGGAGCAAGCAGCAAAGGTTGACAACGAAAAAGCAAAAGACATTGTTAGCAGGTACAGCACACTGACTGCTAGTTTACAAGCAGCAAAAAACGATGCTCAAAGACGTAACGCTGAGTATCTTCTTTTGAACTTGTTAGAGCAAGCAAGTGCTTTATATGAAGACATACATGGAAGTCGAAAACTAGCCTTCTCTGAATCAGGGCAAGGGTATGGAGATTTCTATAACTATCGTTGGCAAGCAGGTAAGCGATTGGGCACTGTTGGAGTGCTATCTAGGTTAAAAGAATTCCACGATGATTATAAGACTGCTGAAGAAGTTACAACCTACGGTGTTGAATTGCCTGACATTCGTACACTTATTCGTAGAGCAGCGATGTATAGGGCAAACAGAAACGAGTAAAACTTGAACGTACTTGTAGCACTAGAAGGCATACTTAGTTCACACGATAAAAAACCTAATCGAACTGGGGTCATGCTTTACTACTATTTAATACCCCACAGCAGAGTGGCAATTTATACAACGTGGAGTAAAAGAGATGCCGAAAACTGGTTGGCAGTAAATGGCATTATTGATTACGCCGAGTTAATTGATTCTTCTTCAGGGTTACTTGGAGATGACTTATCTCAAAGGCAAATTACCGTTGCACGGTCAAGACAGACTATTGACCTTCTTTTTACCGCTAACCCAGAACTTGCTGCTTGGGCTTTTGAAAAAGGCATACCTTCTTTAGTCTTTGCCCACCCAGATTCCATAGCAATTCCACACAGACCTGGCATGAAAGCCTGGAGCACAATTGAGGAATCTATAACCAAAAGAAATATCCAACGTTCTTTAGACGCTCAAAAAGAACAAGCCGAAGGCTTCTTGGTTGATTAATGAGGATTGTTTACGGGGGCACTGAAGTTGGCAGTAATCGAACACTGCTAGAAGCCATGGGTGTTACCCGTATGGCTTTGTCTTTTTACGCCTTAAAGAAGCGAGGGTTACCTAAAACGAAGTTATGGCTTGCTTCCGAACACTTCCTCCCAGATACTCAGTTAATTCTAGACTCTGGCATTGCCCAGGCTGAACGAGATGGGCTGTCTAAAGAAGAACTAGCCTCTTTAGCCTCCGAATACCAAGAGTTTGTGGCTAACAACCTGGAGTTCATCTGGGCATTTATAGAGCCAGATTCTAAAGTTTTGGGGCTGGACTGGGTTCTTCAAGAGAGAGCCTCCTACGAGCACGACCCTAAACAATGGGTGGTATGGCACGCTGAATACGGCGTACAGAGCCTTAGAGACTGGGCGAAGACCCACTCTAATATCGCCATACCCTATGAGACCATTGAGTCTGTAACCAGCCTTGCAGGGCTTACAAGAGCACTGGTATCCCAGCATGAGGTAGCCTTTCATGGCTTGGGCTGTGCCAAGCCCGACAACCTACGGCAGATACCCTTTACTACGGTTACAACCCTATCTTGGCTCTCCCCCATGCGAAGAGGAGAAACCATAATTTGGGACGGGGTACAGATTGTTCGCTACCCCAAGAAGATGTTGGAGCAAGCCCGCAGACGTTACTCGTCAGTAATCTCTAAAGAAGGTTTGGACTTTGACAAGTTCTTAAACAACGATGGCGTAGAGTCTGCCAAGGTTGCAGTATGGTCATACAAGAAATTGGAGCAGTCTATGGATAAGAAACGCCCCGACCTTCACATTATTGAAGGGGGTAAAGAACCCTTAGTATCTGATAACAGCGATACACCACTACTATCGGGAATGATGGATTTAGGGGGGGTGGGTTCTGATAACAGCGACCTAGACACGTGGAAAAAATCCGAGGTTGAAGAGGCTAAAAAGGTCATAGAAAGAGACCCTCAAGAGATTCAAAACCTACCTGTCTTTGGCTACAAGATGAAGACCATTGTAGACACCGATGACGAGGGAAACGACGTTCTTAAAGACGTTCCGTTAGTCCAAATTACAGGAACTTCCTTACGCCAGTGTGACACTTGTTTTGTCGCTTCTAACTGCCCAGCCTTCAAACCACAGAACTCCTGTGCCTTCAATCTACCTGTCGAGGTAAAGACTAAAGAACAATTAAAAGCCTTATTAAATGCAGTAATTGAGATGCAGGGAGCAAGAGTTGCCTTCTCAAGGTTTGCAGAAGAACTCAATGGAGGCTACCCTGACCCCAATCTTTCCCAAGAAATTGACCGCCTTTTCAAACTTGTAAAAGGCATGAAAGAGTTGGAAGAGAACCGAGAATTCATTAGGATTACAGCCGAACGCCAGTCGTCAGGAGGAGTGCTTTCAGCCATATTTGGTGATAGAGCACAGGTGCTAAAAAACCTCCCAAACGGTGGTTTAGACGAGGCAGAAACCACGAAAATCATTCAACAAACCCTAGAGTAATTATCTGATAACAGTAAGTGGAGGGGCATGGAACATGGTGGAGGGAAATGGAGGACTATTGTCAGGTACGTTGCTCGTCTAATTATGCTTTGATTCTCCTTCTCCCTAAATCCCGAAAGGCTATGTCATGTCCCTATTTTCTTTTCGTTTGACTGAAGATTACGTTGCAGGATTCCGTTCAAAGAAGCCTCCGTTTGGATACCAAGATGCTGCAGGAAATTCTGTAGGCGAGATAACCTTCTTAAGAACTTATAGCCGTTTGAAAGAAGATGGAACTAAGGAGACTTGGGCAGATGTGTGTGAGCGTGTCATCAACGGCATGTACTCTCTACAGAAAGACCACGCTAAATCTCAGCGTCTACCTTGGAATGACTCCAAGGCTCAGGCTTCGGCTAAAGAAGCCTACGAACGTCTTTTTGAATTAAAGTGGACACCACCTGGTCGAGGTCTGTGGGTAATGGGAACTCCGCTAGTAAACCAGTACCGAAACTCGGCAGCATTACAGAACTGTGCCTTTGTTTCCACGCTTGAGATGACCAAGTTAAACCCTGCCAAACCATTTGCCTTCCTCATGGAGGCTTCCATGCTGGGAGTGGGAGTGGGCTTTGATGACAAGGGTGCTGATAAAGAATTTACGATTTATGTCCCAACTTCTGCAGAGCCAGAGGTTACCCAGATTGCGGACACTAGAGAAGGCTGGGTTGAGTCTGTATCTTCTTTAATCAACGCCTACCTAAAACCTGAACAACCTATGCCACGATTTGACTACTCATTGATACGTCCTGCAGGTTCGCCTATAAAAATATTTGGCGGAACAGCAGCAGGGTCTGACCCTCTAAAGAAGTTACACGACTACATACATAAGTTGTTTGAGGGACGTGGCGGAGAAAAACTGACTCGCAGAGATATAGCCGATATTGGAAACCTCATTGGGGTTTGTGTTGTTTCAGGCAACGTTCGCCGTTCTGCTGAACTTCTTATTGGGCGTATTGATGATGAAGACTTCCTAAACCTAAAGAATGCTTCTGTATATCCTGAAAGAAATTCTTACGACCCTAAGAATCCTGGGTGGGCTTGGATGTCGAATAACTCTGTAGAGGCAACCGTTGGCTCTGACTACTCCAAGATTATTGACGGCATTGTTCTTAATGGAGAGCCAGGAATTGTTTGGCTTGATGTCTCTAAGAAGTACGGCAGACTCTCTGACCCTGCTAACAACAAAGACCACCGTATCGCTGGTTACAACCCTTGTGCAGAACAAAGCCTTGAGTCTTTCGAATGCTGTACTTTGGTTGAGACCTACCTAAACCGTCACGAGTCTAAAGAAGACTTCTTAAGAACATTAAAGTTTGCTTACCTCTATGCCAAGACTGTAACCCTATTGCCTACGCATTGGGAAGAGACAAATGCAATCATGCAACGCAATCGCCGTATCGGAACTTCCGTGTCGGGAATTGCAAATTTTGCAGATAACAAAGGCTTACCTGTTTTGCGTGATTGGCTTAACGAAGGCTACAAGGTTATAAAGGCTTACGATGAGACCTATTCCGAATGGCTTGGCATTCGCCAGTCTATAAAGATGACAACTGTTAAGCCTTCAGGAACAGTTTCAATTCTTGCGGGAGCAAGTCCAGGGGTTCATTGGGCTTCAGGTGGTAAGTTCTTTAACAGAGCAATTCGTTTTGGAAACACAGACCCAATGTTAGTTCTATTTAAAATGGCTAACTATCGAGTTGAACCTGCTTCTGAATCACCTACAACAACTTCTGTTGTCTTCTTCCCAATTGCTACAGACGCAAAGCGTGCTGAAAAAGAAGTTTCAATTTACGAAAAAATGGACTTGGCTGCAACTGCTCAGTTCTACTGGAGTGATAACTCTGTATCAGTAACTGTAACCTTCGACCCTGAAACAGAGGGTAAGCATGTGGAGACTGCGTTAAATATGTTTGACGGAAGACTAAAGACTGTCTCTTTCTTGCCTATGGGTAATGCGGTGTATCCACAAATGCCTTACACACAGATTACAGAAGCAGAGTATGAAGATGCTCGAATGAAACTAATGCCTATAGATTTAACAGGAATCTATGATGGTTATGCTTTCGACGCAATTGGCGAGGCTTATTGCACTACAGACGCTTGTGAAATTAAGTTCTTAAAGAACTAACTCTTAGGAGGATTTCTTCTACGTTTCTTGGCTAACTGCTCTGCTTGACGTTGAGCAGAAGTCTGCTGACGTAATCTTTCTGCGTTTGCTTTTTCTTTTGCTTGTTGTGCTGATAATGCTGGGTTACCTTGGTTTTCTTTTACCATTACGCTAACAACTTTTTTACGGTCAGGACTTGTAACGACTTTAACGACATGCTCAGGATTATCGGGGTGTCTAACTTCGTGTATTAAATTGCCGTTTTCGCCTTGAGTTACACGTCCTGAAGTTAAAGCAAGTTTTACATGTTCCCACGTAACGTTACGCTGGAATGAGCGGTCACCTGCGTGACGTGAGGGCATAGCCGAAGACATACTGAAATGATACAAAAAAAGCCCCGATAGCACTTGGCTATCGGGGCTTTGATTATTTGCTTAACAGTCGTTTTGCTTCGTTAGACTTGATACTTCTGTAACCAGTCTTCTTCTTATTCATACTTCCAGGAACTTTACCGCCTTGCCCTGATTTATGATTTGCTTTACGAACCTCTAGGGCTGCAGCAATTTTGTCATGATGTTTTCCCATAACTACACTTCCTCTCCTTTGAGAATCAAAAGCCTCTCCAACCACCAACGGAGGAGAGGCTTCTGATTTAGTTTATCTTACTTTGGAAACTTCTTTAGCCATTCTTGGGTACGAGGTGTCATACCCTTCCATGCAGACCAATCAGTTCCACCCTTGCTCATGTAATAAGCAATTTGGGCATTTGTCACAGGGTCTAACAACAGAGCATTAGAGACCATGCCGAACTTCTCCCTGCGTGAATCCCCTACTTCTTCAATCATATTGATTTGAAA